GCAATAAACAAATGATTAAACAATAAGAGATCTTCATTGATATAAATCAATCCCTCAATTTTCATTTGTTTTGGTAATTCTAGTGATGAAAAAGAGAAAGTTTGAGTGTTTTGAGTTTTTTAATTAAATTTTAGCTTTATGTTTTTATTCAAAGCAAAGAAGAAAAGAAAAGAAAGAAATAAAAATATTGACAGCTATGCTACTCAAAGAGGGTCACACCCATGGATTCTCTGGGTCATCACCTATTAACCCAGTGTAAAAATAACCTTGTATTGAAGGTGCTTCTTCGCCATTCACTGGATTGACTGGGATCATAAGACTTTTCTCCTTATATTTGGCAGGTATTGACTCTATCAAAGTACAAATGTATGTGAAGACCCACCGCCTTGTCTCATTTGTTATTTTTTGTGTGTAAAACCAGTCTAAAAAAGTTGCCAAGAGTGAAGGGTGCCTTTTCCTCATAACCAAAACAACATCACTACCCACATCTAGACCTGGTATTCGAAAGTTTATGGATCTTATTTTGTATCTCTGTTTAATTGTTTTCCCTTTCTTTGTTTTCACTTCTTCTTTTTTATAAGTGTTTGTTATTATCATTGGGTTTTTTGCAGCCAGCATCAACAATTTTTTGTCCAAGCTTACAATTTCACTGGTTTGAGTGAGTATTGTTTCTTCTTCTTCTTCTTCGGAAAAACTATTAGAATATTCTCTTTCAGAATACACTGTCTCTGTGTCATCTGGCAGACTTTCGTCACTAGTGTTGTTTGAAGTCTTTTCATTGTTCTCTAAGTTTTCTTCCTCTTCTAAATTGAAGCACGACATCATTTCGTCAAAATCAGCTAGCAACCCCATGTCATCACCTACACTCTCATCTACCTCTGTTTTTCCCTCTTTTTGATTTGACTCATTTAAGGCCCTTTGTATTGCATAATCTTCCATCTGACTCATAGACATTGGGGGTAGCACTTCAACTGTTCTTTCTTGTTTCAATGTCGCTGGTTTATCATTGTCATCAAAAAAGATGCCACCCTCTTCAATTATCTCTGAGAGTGTTTTCACCTCGTTCAGACCTGCCATCTCATCTATAATTGTTGGTTTTGTTCTATCAATGTATTTGGAGAAATTAGGTACAATTGAGTAAGACATTTCTTTTATGTGTGACCAAGATAAACTGTCTATTAGAGACCCCTTAGTGTCGATTTTTCCACCTGTTATTTTGAAATTGGTTGTGTTCGACAATGTGTCCACACACAGAGGCATCAACAAATGATTTATCAACTGATGTGTCACCTTCTTCGTGCTTTGGTTGATTGAGGTTTTGATCTTCGGGTAAGACAAGAATATTGTTCCTTTTATGTTGACAAAAGTGCAGTTTACCAGTGGACCAGGACAAAAAACTCTACTATAAACATCTTTATTGATGATATCTGATGGTTTGACCCTTTCCTCATCAAAGTCAGTTATATAATGTTTCCACACACCTTTTTCTGATGCCAAAGTGCATTCATAAACTTGCATGTCTCCTGTTCCAGTTTTTATTGACCTAGTTGTAACATCAGTTGTGAACCTCTTTGTACTTTGCAAGGGTGAACTACTTTCTCTTATACCATCTGGTCTGAACACAAAAGATGATGGGCGATATATAAAGTCTTGACTATTTTCATAATTTTTTGTGTTATTTATTCCTTTAATTTTGGAACATACACTGGCAAAGACACTAATCAATGAAACACAAGTTCTATAGTCTGATACATTAAATTGTGTCTTTGGAGCACTCACTGCATTTACTAAATCAGTCACATCCAGTCGATCGAACCTGCAATTCTCAAAATCATCAAATTCACTCATTGTTAATCTGCCCAAATTTAAGTTTTTATAATTGAATTCTTTAAAATCCTCATAAGATCTTGTTGTTTTCTTTAGGATCTCATTCTTCTTTGCTCTTTTTTTGTCCATTTTGGTGGGTTGGAATCCTATATCTATTGGGTTCTTAATGATGGTATTCTTTAACTGCTCGGACTTAACAAAGTCGTACTTGCAAATATCGTAATGATGTTTGATCATTTTTTGAACATATGCTGGAACTTGCCTATGAATTGCACCATGTGCAAGTTCTATTGCCGTTAAGCTGTTGTCTCTTGTCCCGTCAACTTCTGAGTAATCAAAAACAAGAGCACCATTCTCAACAAAACTTGTCTTGAATAATATTATTTCCAGTCTTGTACCTTTGGGCATGTCTTTGAGTAGTGTGATGTACATGGTTTGTTTTCTGTATTGCCAATTTTCCAATCTTGTAAGTTGAGTCATCCTGGCTGATATGTAAACGAAAGGATGAACTGTACTGGCCCCACCCAACACGACTGGCTTGTTGGCCAAATCAAATTCTTCCATTCTCTTGGCAACAAATTCCTTGTCCAAATACACCTGTCTGAATTTTGCTTTGACAGGGTATCTTTGCATTGGAATGACTTCTCTTATATTTCTTATTGAATTAATTGATAGATAGTAGTCCTGTTCACATTGCTTCACAACAGCAAGTTGTTCTTTTTTCATTGTCCTAGTGATTGAAAACACAGGGTTCGAGAATCTTATTTCATCACTGGTGACAACATAATTTTTCCTCATTTCCAACCATTTCTTTGCCCCTTTCAATAAATCCTCTCTGCTTGCTTTAGTAGACCCTATGATACTCTTAAGCAAATTGGATGTCACTCTGAATATTTTAAGTTTGGTGGGAACTGTTGACCTATAATGTCTATCTTTAGGTTGAGATGCACCGCCTTCAGACATGTCTCGTTGAGTGTTTGATATCATGCATGTTAAAAGGTTCCTGTGTTTGGATTTATACATAAGAGATTTAAAGACAGAATGTGGCCATGTCATCATTGTTTCTCTCATTGAACTAACCTTTCTACCTGGATTTATGTCTGATCTTGTTCCTGACCTTCCAAAACCAACTTCCATGTCTTTTAAATCTGAAACATCTTCAACATATTCATTAGTCACATCTCTCATTATGTCAAAGGTCAACTCATAATCCTTTTCTTTTCCTGCAAGGGAATAATTTTTCATAAAGCAAGTCATTTTGTGCATCTGAAGACTTTTGTTTATGTCTATTTCTGGTATGCCGCCCAACTCTAGAGGAACATACTGTAGATCACTCCCTAATTCCAGGAACAAAGACAAATTTTGATTCTGTATCAAACCCAGATACATGTTCAAAATTGTTATCCATGTTGCACCAGTAACTGACATTTCTGTCCTTAAGTATGATTCTCCTTGTCTTATGCATCGAACGTAATTTTCATGAGGATCAGTGTGTTGTCCAAAATCAACATAACTAAGTCTTGATTTGACATCGGGTGTGTTTCTTGAGCCAGCAGACTGGAATATACTGTTTAGTTCCATTATCACAGTTGAAATTGTGCTTTTGTGTTCATTTCTTTCAATTGAAAAAGCCCTACCAACGAACATTACCCATGCAACAGTGTCATGTATTACCTTATTTGCACTCTCTGATTCAATTGTGGTGTCCTGATTCCGCTTGAGAAAAGTGAAGACTCTAACATAATCATCTGATGTGCACAGTGCTGTTATGGTGAAATCTAAATCTTTATATAGTTCCATCAGTATCATGTTTGACAGTCTTAGACTATCTGTGCCAACAACGCTGGATGAACAACCAAGTAATCCTTGGCCCATTCCAGCTGTACTCATCAAAATTTGTTTTGATAAATTTGCAACATTGATTGGTGATTCTCTGAGTTTTTCTGCACACTTATCAAAAACCAATTCTGTTTTTCTGTTCTTCTTGGGTCCGTAAACAATGTACTGATATATTTTATCTGGTATTTTGAAAACCTTATTACTAAACATTGTCAACATCAGCCTCAAAATGGATTGGAAAGAACTATCATTGTTTCTCATCCCTAAACAGATCAAGAAAACAGTCATCATGTGAGCAGGTCCCCACTTCTTGCAGTCAGCATTGTCATATATAACGAACCTACTCTCACTTTCTCGGGCACGTATTTCTAACGAGTCGTCAAACATTTTCTTGGCAACATCATCTTTGTCAGGATATTCTATGAGATTTGTGAAATCCTTAGCAGAGTGTTCTACTTTTTGCACTTCTCTTGCCCATGTGTCAATAGTATATGCAACAAGCCTCATTGCTGCATTCATGACAGATATCTCTCTGTCACCTATTTGATCTTTGTGAACCATACGCCTAATCATTGGATGACTTTCTCCTAAAACATGGAGTAGATAAGGCAATGCGTTGCTTGGGTATTTTAAGAATTCCTCTGCAGTGGGTAATGGATCTAGTTTATCCAGCAATTTCTCTGCCTGATCATTCATATAAACACTTATATCATTCACAGTTTTGACCTTGTTATCCTTAACATGTTTCATCAGGCACATCATTGATTTGTAACACAATGAGTTTTGAGTTTTGACAACCACAGTTGTTTCTTTTTGTTTTGTTTTAGGGTTCACTTTATCTATTAGTACTTCTTCATAATTGCCCAAACCAATTTCGTTACCCAGTGTGCATGAAGCTCTTGTGTTCATAACCTCTTCCATTTTTATCTTGCCTAATGTTGATGTTTTGTCATAGAACTTAGACAACTGACCAATTGTGGTTTCATCATCTTCTGATGAATGAACACTTGCCATGCTGGCTGCAGCACCGAAAGCCACAGTTACATAGCATGGGTCATATTGAACACATGGTTTCATCAGCACGTGCTTCATAAAATACCCTTTTATATCATCTTTATAGATTTCTAAATCGTCATCTTGTTGCTTTAAGAGCTCATTCCACATCTCATCCCTGTCTTTCCGAGTCTTGTTGTACAATTCTATCATCTCAATGTCCTTGAGGACAACCCTAGCTTGTGATGATAATGTGTTGTCTCTTTCTATCTGCATCTCTCTGCAAACATAAAAGGAATTGTAAATGGCCTGTAAAGAAAGTTGAGCTTCACCTTCTTGAGGCATAGCAACCATCCATTCTTTTGTCTCGGCAGCACCATGGTTATTAGACAGTTTTTCAAGAGCAAGTGTGATCATTTTGTTCTTCTTCAACAAATCCAAAAAAGTTGACATCTTCAACATTCTCAGTACATACAGTGTTTGAACCCATTTGCTCGGCCTGTACCACCTATTTTTGTCCCATAGTCCCTTTTGATTGGTATTTCTGCCAGTTGTGTTTATAAACAAAAATCTAACTGATTCATTGATTTGAGAGAATTTACTATCATTCATTAACATCATTACTGCTGAAAACATGTCTTTTTTGAAGTGGTGAGTTATGTTTTTGTATCCTCTATTTACTCTCATCGTATCGAACCTCTGTGTCCACAATGACAAAAATTTTGCAAAAAGGCCAACTTGCCAATTTAGTTGAGCTTTTGACATATTCAGCCATTTTGACTGGTCATTTCTCATTGGATAAGTACTATAATCAGGCACATTGTAATCTTCAAACAGACCAGCCACCATGTATGAAAATTCCTTCTGTTTGGTTGTTCCTTCTCGTGTGGCTAAAACAATTCCCATTTTGCCAAGAATAATTGATGGCAGAACTGTGACACATCTCTTGAACATATTTCCCTTTTTCTTAACCCTTTTGTTTCTTTTCTTGGATGAATTCACTGCTAATGCAACATCTGCAACATCTTCAACATGTCCACACATCCTGTTCTGTGATACTCTTGCTAGACAAGTTTTCAGAGTTTTCTTGGTGAATTGTTCTATCTCACATGTTTCTGGGACAAGATCTATCAATTTGTCAACAACCTTAGTTGCAAATCCAGAAACATGTGGTGTAGACAAATAATCCTCAACATTGAGCCACTCTTTTTCCATGTCAGAATAGGTCATATGTTTCTTGGGTGTTTTAGGGTGAACTTTCTCAATATAGTCTGCTAAACTTTTAAACTGTGATTTTGCTGTGAAATGGATAACATAACCTTGTTGTTTTTCACGGACTTTTGTTTCTTGGTTGGTCTTAAAAACTGGGTGGATTTCAATACCTTCATGTAGCATCATCTCTTGCTGCCATGGACACAAGTTTTTTTCATCTGGTTGAGGATGATATTTTACCGAATTGAGAACAGACTCACTGGCTGAGCCTTCTAATTCTTTTCTATCATCCTCTCTTGCAAAGAGGCTAAATGCCCAAACAAACCATGATTTACAGCCCTGTTCATGTAGTGATTTACAAAAATGTTCAAAATCCAATTTGTCTCTTAAAGGTTCATTTCTTTTCTTGAGCAATTGATGTGAGAGGAATGGCCCAGAATCTGGATCAGCTGATGATTCGACATTATAGTTTATATCAATTTTCGTTAAATTGGTCATTATATCAAGTGAGTAACACTTTCGAGCTTCAGGAGATGCAATTCTTGAGAACTCTTCAAAATATTCAGCTGATTCTGGATCATTGTTCGATATTGATCTTTTTATTCTTTCTGCATTGACAAAAACATGTTTCCTCATCTTGGCTGTGTTTTTGAAATGATTGATTTCCGGTGCTTTTCTTTCCTTTGCCATTGCAGTGGCTATTTCCCTGACCTCGGAAATTGTTAATTTTTGTGCTGCCTTCATAATCTTTTCAGCAAATTCAAAATCTTTTTCAAGCAGAAAGCTTTTAGTGTTTGGTAAGGTTAGTTCATATTCTGTGTCTTCATATTTGATTCCCATCACAGCTGGCAAAACATTGGCATCCTGGAAGACTGACTGTAAAACCATTATTTTTTCACCTATTAGTGCCTCACCAGCATGGTAGAGTTGAAACAATTTTTCCTGAGTTTTGACACGAGTTATGTCTATTGCAATAACTCTGCTGTTGACACTGGCGACCATATCCACTGAACTGAACATCCTTACGCCATCGGCATTAACCCCTTCTATGATGTGCACTCTGTAACCCGTGCTTATAATGTGTAGTGCACATATGAGAGTTTGTCTAATGTTGTTCAAATGCCTAGTTATTTGAGAATTGGTGAACATTTCCATCTTTTCAACCACACTTCCGAGGTCCATTAATATCTTAGACAATTGTAAACAATCCAACTTGATTGGTCCAGGACCGTACGGTATCAAATTTAGTTTTGCTTGCAATGCTGGCACTGTATAGTCACTAAGAAGGCAGGCTTTGACAGTGTCTGTTATATTTAATTCTGTTGCCTTGCTTATATCATAATACAATGACCCAAATAAAGAATTGGTCTTTTCGGTGTCTCTTTTCTCTTTGTCTGTCAATTCTGACATTTCATCATTATACTCTATTGTCCCTAACTTGATGTCTTCTGCTGTCAATGGAGTTGCGGAATGTGCTGTTGGCCACACAGGATTCTTGTTTAAATTCACGACAACTGTTGTTTGAGTTTTCATTTGCTCTTGTTCTGACTGATCAGAATTCTTAAATTTCTTTTTCCTAGTACGTTTCTTTTTCGCATTATCCATGGCGTGGGA